GATAACTCGTGAAGAGTTTGTAGACAGTAGACCTAAAGGTAAATACCAGGCCTACGCTCAAGCTTATCAGGAATTATTGGATCAAGGGAAACTTTTGCCTAAGGATTGGCATGTTAACATTTTCATAAAATGGGAACTTGTTTCAACTCCAGACAAAGATCCCAGGATCATATCACCCCGATCATACAAGTACAACATACTTCTTGGTCAGTACATTAATAAGTACAATGAACTGGCTATTTACAAGGGTATAGACACTTTATGGGGAGAAGAAACAGTATTCAAGCATTGTACTTTACCTGCGATGGCTGCTCAAATTGTGAGGAAGTGGCAATCCTTTTCCTGTCCGGTAGCGGTAGGGCTGGATGCCAGCAGATTTGATCAACATGTGTCAACGCAAGCGCTTAACTTCGAGCATTCTGTTTACAGGCGCCTTTTCCGCAGTCGCAGGAAAGGTGATTCGGAGCTATATTGGTTGCTGAGACGCCAACTTGTAAATTATTGCAAGGGTAAAGGAGACATTTTCGATTTCGAGTATAAGACAGCTGGTAGGATGTCAGGTGATATGAACACTTCTGTGGGAAACGTTATTCTCATGACTTCTGTATTGTTGCATTGGAAGGAGATCTTAGGATTAAATTTCAAGTTAGTCAACAATGGGGATGATTCTGTAGCAATTATGGAACTTTCCGAATTACCAAGATTTCTTGATGGTTTTGATTTGTTCTTTGTTGCTTATGGATTCAACATGGTTGCTGAAGAGCCCGTGTACCATGTTGAGCATATTGAATTTTGCCAAATGAAACCCGTTCGATTGGATCGAGGGTGGATGATGGTGCGTAAGCCACAGAGTGTTTTCAAAGACATGATTGCCATTTCGTCCAGAGGCGTAGCAAAATATTACAATTATCTTAGGGATGTTGGATTTTGTGGACTGTCCTTGTACGCAGATTGCCCTTTAGTCGGAGCCTTTTACAGTGTTCTGAGTCGCCAGGGAAGCGAACGACTAGAAGGGGAATTACAAGGCGGTTTAGCTTACTGGATGAAGCAAGGAGACTTTGAGAAAACACCAGTTCTTCCTGGTGTCTACTCAATCGACAGCCTCCTTAGCTACTGTAAAGCCTTTTCACTCGAACCCATAATCGTAACTGAATTTGAAGAACTTGTTGAAAAAGATCTAATGGCCGCGGTTAGACAACTGTCGCTTTTGTGTTAAAATGAGTAACACAAAGAAAAAGAATAATGCTAGGACGGGGGGAGCCGTATCTTCCCCCACACAAGGTGTTGAATTTATCAATACTGGACACGCTGCTCAAGCTAGGTATCTGGCGGCTTTGGCCAATCCATTTGCCTCTCCAGCGGTCCCCATCCCTGACTCGTTCCTTGAAGCGCATGTTTCAAAGATTGGGTATGAAAGTGTGCTTTCTGCGGTTGATGAGATAACTCTTCAATTTCAGAAAACAAGTGATGAATCTACAGGCGATTACTCCATCACGTTCAGATACATGTCTGGCGGGGTATCGCTGAGTGAGAAAATAACCACATCCGAAGTGGGAACTCGGTTGGTTGCCGCAGGTATTGCATTTGAAGATGTTGGACAGTTGGACAGCATGGAAGGTGTAGTAACCTATCAGCAACTTAATTACGCTTATGACGGACCTGAGTTTTCTAATGAGTACATTAATTCCCAGGAACGGAAAGAGCGCAATAAAGGACACGGAGCTGTTCTTTATGAGCCCATGCTTCGCCAGTCGTTGGATTTTGAAGGCCCTCACAACACGGTTGTTAAAATTATGTTTAGCACTCCGCGAAATTTGATTGCCAGATGGACTTCGATTGTTGAAACGGACGGTGTGCAAGGTTTGGTTGAGCACAACAGTAATAACAAGAATTTTGTCATTACTTCGTCTTACCCCAACCACCACGCTGGGATATTTGCTGACACGCCGATGCCTGATTTGAATCACGCACTCATCGACCCGAGCCACACCGATGTGACGGATCACAACCCCGGGCACCACTCCACAGCTATTGCTGCGGCAGCGCACTGGGTTGCTTCGTCTGCCGGTTGGGCATGGAGACACAAGGACGCTATTGCGAACACTCTCAAGAAGGCACCCGAATACTATCAAGCTCTCACCAGGTTTGGCGGATCAGTCATGAGCTCTGCTGGGCGGATTACCGCTCTAGGAGGTCGTGCCGCTACTCTGGCAATTGCTATGTAATGAGGAGGTTCTTCTTGCGATTCACAACAGCATTCGGTAAGTGTTTCTGTTCCGTGGAACAAGACATGGATAACTGTAAAGATAAAGACAAACCTGAAGACCAGCAGCACGCGGCTGGCAAATGACCACAGAATACGGAAGCCCCGGCCGCTTTCCGTAGCCCTTTTCTGAGCGTGCGGGCCTTTTCACTTTTAATGAATATATATGGGGC